GGCTTAAAACTAATGACAGGGAAAACCGTAGGCCAACATTTGATTGATAACGGTATAATTGATTTTGATGATTTTCTTGAACACATAAAACAAGTAGAGGATGATTTCTGGAATAACCGATTTAAGGGGTACGGTAAATGGAAAAAACAAAATGTAAAAGAGTACTACAAGAATGGTTATTTAAAAACATTAACAGGTTTTATTTGCTCAGGGTTTTTATCAAGAAATGAAATAAGCAATTACCCTATTCAATCATCAGCATTTCATTGCAATCTCAAAACGTTTATTAAATTGAATACGGAAATCAAAAAAAGAGGGATGAAGTCTAAATTAATTGGACAAATTCACGATAGTATTGTTATAGATGCTCATCCTAAAGAAGTTTGTACTTTGATGTCATTGTTAAAAGAGATTGCTTGTATTCAATTAAGAAAAGAATGGAAATGGATTAATGTTCCATTAGAAATTGAGGCTAACGTATTTGAACCTGATCAGCATTGGGCATCAGGTTCAGAAGTGCAAGTATTAAGAGCCGCATAAAATAGTATAAAGGAGGAATTATGCCAAAAAGTGAATTTGAAAAGTATGGCGAAGATTTATTTCAAAAAACACAATACTCTAATGCAATTAATCACATAGTAGAAAATATGCAAAACAGTATTAAATTAATACAAGCATTTGCTAAATTAAGAAAAGCAAAATACGATGCTTTAATTGAAGCAGGATTTACAAAAGACCAAGCACTTTTAATAGTTACTAATACTAAAGTGATGGAATAAATGGAACTATATAAAAAATACCGACCTAAGTCCCTAAAAACAATGATAGGGAATACCGATACTATCCAAAGCATCAGGAATATGGAATCCTTTCCCCATGCTATTTTATTAAGTGGTGAAAGTGGGGTTGGGAAAACCACTTTAGGTAGAATCATTGCCAAGATGTTAAAGAGCAAAGGATTGGATTTTGTTGAACTGGATACTTCATCTTTCAGGGGAATAGATACGATAAGGGAAATCAGAAAAAAGATGGAATATAAACCATTAAATTCTGATGCACGTTGTTACCTTTTTGATGAGTGCCACCAATTATCCAAAGACGCTCAAAACGCATTACTAAAAGCACTGGAGGAAGCCCCAGACCATTTGTATTTCATTTTATGTACAACTAATCCCGAAATGCTTTTAGGTACGATAAGGAGCAGGTGTACTTCATTCCATTTGAGTACTTTAGACGATGATGAAATGGATAAACTTTTAGTCCGTATCCTTAAAAAAGAAAAGAAGGTACTTAAACAGGAGGTGATAGATGAAATAATACAATCAGCTCAAGGCAGACCAAGGAAAGCATTAACTATACTTGAAAAGGTTATTGTTCTGGAGGACGAAGAACAACAACTTAAATGTGCTAAAGAAGATTCTTTAGATGAAGGACAAGTTAAGGAGTTATGCTATCTTTTATTAAAAAAGAGTCCTTGGAAAAAAGTAAGTGCTGAATTAAAGAAATTAAAAAAGGAACAACCAGAAACTATTCGTAGAGCTGTACTTGGTATGATGAGTGGTGCTTTATTGGATGGATGGGGGTTTACGTTTAATAATGATCCTGGTTATATTATGAGTTGGTTTTATGATAAAAGCACATATGATTCAGGATTTCCAGGTATAGTGTTTTGTTGCTATGCCATAACACAGGGATTGGAGGTTTATTAATGGAAAAAGTAATAGAAACAGAAGGGGTGCCGGTTAAGTTTTGGTTAAATGATATTGAAGAAAGCGCAATGGAACAAATTTTAAACCTTGCAAGGCTCCCATTCGCCTTTCGGCATATAGCTATTATGCCTGACGCCCACATGGGATATGGGATGCCCATTGGTGGTGTTCTCGCAACACGGGATGTTGTTATTCCGAACGCAGTGGGGGTTGATATCGGTTGTGGAATGTGTGCTGTTCAGACATCACTGACAGACCTAAATCAAGACGATATTAAAAAAATAATGGGCGGTTCAAAAGAAAATAAAGGGGGCATTCGATCAAAGATCCCAGTTGGATTTAGCCATCATTCTAAAAAACAGGATGAAATATGGATGCCTGATCAGTTAGAAGGATTTACGTTTCTCGATGGACTGTATGATGCAGCTTTAAAACAAATTGGAACTTTAGGTGGCGGCAATCACTTTATTGAAATTCAAAAAGGATCGGACGGGCATATCTGGATCATGATCCATTCTGGCAGCAGAAACGTGGGTTATCAGGTCGCAAAGCATTATAACCAAATCGCCATTGACCTGAACGAAAAGTGGTTTTCATCTGTGCCGAAAAAATGGGAACTTGCGTTTTTGCCCATTGATTCAGATGAAGGGCAAGCCTATATACAGGCAATGCAATACTGTGTCGAATTTGCATTAGCAAATAGATACTTGATGATGTATAGAGTAAAAGAGGCAGTTGTCGATGTTTTTTCTGATACACAATTTGGTGAAATGATTAATATAGCCCATAATTATGCGGCTATGGAGCATCACTTCAAAACAAATGTCATGGTTCACCGTAAAGGCGCGACAAAAGCATATAAAGGACAGCTTGGAATCATTCCTGGTTCTCAAGGGACTGCAAGCTATATTGTGTTTGGTCTTGGAAACACCGAAAGCTTCATGTCTTGTTCTCATGGCGCTGGCAGGAAGATGGGGCGGAAACAGGCTCAAAGAGAACTTGATCTCGAAGCCGAGAAGAAGCGGCTTGATGATCTTGGGGTGATCCATTCTATCCGGAACACAAAAGATTTGGACGAAGCCGCTGGTGCGTATAAGGATATTTCTGCCGTAATGGAAAATCAAAAAGATTTGGTTCAGGTAGAAGTTAAATTAAAACCATTAGCTGTTGTGAAAGGATAAAAAATGTCTAAAATAGATTTTGCAAAAGATATGAAAATTGATGAAGGGGCTTTAGATGTAGAACTCCTTAATCAGGTTGACTTAGAGGCTAAATACATTAAAGCTGTTTCAGAAGCAAGAAAGGATAGAGATTGGGCTCATGAAGAAGTCAAAACAGTCAGATCTGAATTAACCAGGGATTGTTTTGATGATCCAAAAAAAACAATAGGAAGGGATGACGGTAAGCCACCAACAGCAGCTCAAGTAGAATCGTATTATAGAACCCATAAAGATTATAAAGAAGCAAAAGAAGACCTTATAGAAAAGGAGGATAGGTATAATGTTCTAAGTGATATGAAAGATGCTATTCATTTTACAAGAACAAAAATGTTGGAGAACCTTGTACGTTTATTCAGTGAAGAATATTTTGCTGGTCCAAGGATTCCAAGGAATTTACAAAAAGAAAGAAGGGAGTGGGATGCAAACAACAAAAGAAACAAAAGGATAGGCAAAAAATTGAAAAGGAGTTCTAAATGAATGGTAGAATAGCAAAAGAAATTAAACGACAAATATATGGCGATTATAGCCCCAAATTTCGGAAATATAAAGTCAATACGAAAACTAATCAAATCATAGCTGATCCGAAAAGACAAGAATATCAACAAGCAAAAAAACAATACAATGAAAAGAAAGGAGCTTAAACATGGCAAGAAAAAAAGCTGGTAAGAAAAAAGCACGTTTTGGTAAAAAAAGTAGAGAATGGAGAAAGAATAAAAGCTCAGGTGGATCAAATTATCTGAATGCACTTCCTGATGGAATTGAGTTTTTTAAACCTAAAGGAGGTAAAAAATATACATTTGATATTTTGCCTTATGTTGTAAAGAATCCTGAACTCCATCCAGCACATGAAGCAATTAATGAAGATGGACTTTTCTGGTGTTTACCGTATAGACTCCATAAAAATGTTGGTCCTAATGATTTGTTAGTTGTGTGTCCTAAATCGGTAGGACGAGCTTGTTGTATCTGTGATGAAAGGGCTGAAATTTACAACGATCCTGATAGGGATGATGACGAAGCTAAACCTTTAAATTCAAGTGCAAGAACACTTTTTGCAATTAAAATGCTGAAAGGACCGGAAAAAGGAAATATCATGATTATGGATATTTCTGATTTCTGTTTTATGGAAGCACTCGAAGAAGAACTGGATGATTTGCCAGAAGAGTATGAAGACTTTGCTTGTCTTGAGGATGGCTTTTCTCTTGAAGTTCGTTTTAAAGAAGAATCGTTTGGTACTATTAAATTTGCCAAGGCATCTAAGGTATCTTTTATTGAACGTAAAAAAGATTATGACGAATCCATTCTTGATGAAGTTCCCTGTCTTGATGATTTGATTACTTGGCCTACTTCTGAAAAGATGGAAAAGTTGTTTTACGGCGCTGATCCTGAAGAAACTAACGATGACGATGATGAAGACGAAAAACCCAAAAACAAAAAGGCTAAGAAAACAAGAGACGAAGAATCCGATGATGATGACGATGATCCTGATTATGACATCACTTGGGGTGATTTGTCGGAAATGGATCATGATGAACTCCTTGAAGTTATTGAACACGAAGAACTTGATATTGATGAAGACGAAGCGGATGATGCTGACGAAGATGAACTAAGGGATTTCATTGCGGAAGAACTTGGTATTAAGAAACCTATTAAAACCAAAAAGAAAAAGAAAAAAGCAGGTAAAGTAAGCACCAAGAAAGAAAGAAAGGAAAAACAAAAAGGAAAAACAAAGAGTACGAAAAAAGCATTAAAGTGTCCTTTTGCGTACCAATTCGGGGTAGAGTTTGAAGATCACGAAGAATGTGATGATGAAGAATGTGAACTGTATGAACAATGCTTAGAAGCATTTGAGAACGAGGACTAAATGAGGCGCAAGATCGACAAGAAAGAAGACATAGGGATGTTATTTCCTCATGCTTCTAAAAACAAAAAACCTTTCGGGGATACCTTTCATGCTAAACATAAATTGATGGGTGGATACCTTGATAGAAAACTTGTCGATCTTGCTTCTCTCTTTTGCGTTTATACAGGGATAAGCAAGACCGACTTGATTACTGAATTAGTGCAAAACAAATCCAAAGAATTTCCTACAGAGAAACAAATGATGGAAGGGATTTGTAAAAAACATCTTGATTACTGGATCGAGTATGTTGAATCTAACGATATAGAAGAAGGGATACAGTACCATTACCGAAAAAAGAAACTATGGGAACCTTACAAAAAACAATTAAAAAAGGAGCTATATAAACACATACCAAAATTCTATGCGAATTACGTTTTGGATTACATTGAACAGGCTCAGTTTTAGGAGACGGCATGATAAAACGAAAAAAGAAAGATTCTAAATTCACAAGGTCTGAAAAGTCTGCTAAGTCTTTAAGGAAACAAAAAAGACGGGCTTCTAAGAAAGAAAAAGAACAACCTGGGCTATGGATACCAAGTGGGTCTATAATAATGAATTTGGCCTGTTCTGATCGCTGGTACGGGGGATATAAAGCCGGTACAATGGTCAATACAGTTGGTGATTCTGGATCGGGTAAATCTTTCCTTGGATTGAGTGGATTAGCTGAAGCATTTTATA